TCATGATTTATCATTCCTTTTATAAATAGTATGTGCAATTTGAATATGCAGCTGATTTTCTTGTTCATCGAGAAAAATATCTTTTGTATCATCAAAATCGATATCAGGGTAGAGGAGACCAACAGACTTTAATTTTTTCCAATCATTCATGGTTGTTTCCTGATCGTTATACCTTCTTATTTTCAGATGGATATAGTCCTCATAGTAATAAGCAAATAGAGACATCTCGTGATCAATATCAAAAGTTCGGATGTCATAAGCGCCGGTGGATTCCGTATTTTTAAAAACAAAATCCGATTCATAGGTAGTCATTTCAATAACAAACATGGTTTTCACTCCATTTCTCGTACTTTTTAAATATAAATACGAATGTATGTTCCTTTTTGATTAAAAATAAAAACCTAGAAAGGCTTTATTTTTACTAATAGGGAATAATTATTTCATATGGTATAATATAACTAAACAAAGGAGGCCTGGCAGCATGAAAACTCTTAAAGCTATAAAAAAACCGATAACAGTAAAAGCAGAACAAACTGATGAGCATAAAGACATTCAGACATTGGAAGGGACCATGCATGCTAATCCTGGAGACTATATTATAACTGGTCCTGGCGGAGAACAATGGCCTGTTAAAAAAGAGATATTTGAAAAGACATATGAGATTATTGAAGACAAAGGTTAGACTATTTTGGTCTAACCTTTGTTTTTTTTGCGATTTGTTCAAATCTTTTTTCATAAGCTTGATGAATATAATCATTTGGAGTTTTAACGAAGTCATCCCATTTAACTAATACGCAGTAACGATCATCCTCTGACCATGAACATTTGTCATTTGGAATGAAATAGTTATAACTAAACTCTTTAACCACTGTAGAATCATTAATTACGAGCATATTATGTTCTTCGCCACAAGTTGAACAAGTACGCTTACCACTGAAAATTTTACTATAAACTTCGGGCAATACAACACCTAAAATACCACTCTTATTGTGATTAGCTGTATTACTTAAAGAAGCTTGAAGTTCTTTCTTAATGTAATATTGATTCTCTAAAAAGTTGTTTTCCGAGCCATGTTCTCCTATGAGATGAATTGTCACAGTAGAGTCATACAAATAGTCGCTTCTGATTTTAGCCATAATATAGTCTTCGTCAAATGAATTGATAGGTTCATTTAAAGATTTATCAATCATATCGACATTTAATTCTTCTTGAATGTGCTCTTTATAATCCATATTTTTACTTTTGAAAGATATGAAACATTTATGTTTATCAACCATATTCTCAACCTTTCTTTTTGTAATCTTTATTCAAACTAGCCCAGTTAACATTCTCTTGAGAAATAATGGTTTCAATTCTTTCTACAAAAAATGAAAAATTACTATCCTCTTCAGAATATACGCCGGATTCATTCAAATACATAAATTTCTCTTGTTTCAATGTTTCGCAAATGCTTCTGTATCTGATCCAATTTTCACTATACTTGTTTAAAGATATAAGTCCTTCAGAAATGGCAATGACTGCCCCTAGAGTAGCTATTAAATATTGAGTTCCCTGACTAGGGAGATTAGTAAAAGAGAGGATAGGAATAAGGGCTGATGTGATAATTGTAATACCTTTGTATATCTTATATTTTCTTTGGGTTTTTATACTTTTTGAATCATACCAATTTATTTGATCGTTTACTCTATCCTCAATATAGTCGTTTTCCTGATTTTTAATATCTGTTTTATGATTTTCTTCAAGTACCAAACTATATCCCAACTCTCTATTTAACTTAAGCAAGTGTAAAACTACTTTTTATGCAGATTATAAAATTTTCCTCTACAACAATACCTCTGACAATTCCATCATTTTCAATAACTTATGCATTAATATAACTTACTTTAACTTCCCCAGCGCCACATCGTTATCAAAAGAATTAAAGTTAAACACTACTTTTCCAATGACTTTTATACTGTCCAACTCGTCGAGAGTTAACTCTTTTTTAAAATCAAAATAGGAGGAAGTAGATTTGAGTATGAAAGTGTCGTTGCTTTTAGTTACTCGAACAGTCATTTCTTTTTCAGAGGTTAGACCATTGGACTCAATCGTAATGAAATCGCCGTCCTGTAATGTACTCCAGAAGTCAGGCTTAATGTTAGTGTCAACTGCTATGAGTGATCCATTTGAAAAGTAAGGATTATCATCGGTTGTTGTTACTTCCAAAAGTATTAAATCATCTATGTTCAATTTAGGTGTATTGATAATTAAGTGCATATTGGGCCTCCTGATTACCAAAATAGCTCCGAATTTTTATCATAACTATAATAGCTCTGCTTTTTTTCGATCGAAATCTTCTTGATCAATTATACCGGCATCTAATAATTCCTTATATTCTTTCAATTCTTCTACTACACTCTTTTCGTTCGGCTTTTTGTCCGGGCTAATTTTTTCTTCTTCGTATGCTGCTATCATATCTAAGTAACTTAAAGTTTCTTGCGCATCCTCAGCTAGCTTTTTATAATCTTTTGAGTCTTTTTTCATTTTTTTCTTTACTAACGGTATGATTATAGAGGGGTTATCAGGATTATTTACAGAGATAACTATTTTCATCTCCGTAACAAAATTTTTACTTTTCTTCTTTCCAGTTAGTCCCCCAAGGATCATCCCAACACCACTGAAAAGTACTCCACCCACAACTGCACGACCTAAGCTCACGCCGCCTTTAGTAACAGATTCACCATCTTCGATTAATTCATAAGAAAGTAACTCGGAATACTTAAATGTTTTGTTCGATGTTTTAACCGTAGTCCATTGTTTTGAGTCGTCATCAATAATCAAGTGTTTTGTGCGTTTAGTAGGTCTGAATTTATTCTTTTCTCCGATAACAAACGCCTCAACAGTTTGTTTGTTGTACTTTTCAAAGAAAACTTTTTCTTCAACACTTAACGTCTCTTCATTTTTTATTTTCTTTTTTATGTTGCTATTTTTTTCAGATTCATCTAATGCAACTTTAGCTTTATCTTTTAAATCGTTAGCTTTACCTTTTAACTCATCTAAAAAACCCATCAATCTTCATCCTTTCTTTTACAACAATATTTCCGACAATTCCAACGGCACCCCATATTCATTCAATAATTCGATTGTGGTTTCTGGCAACTTCCCTTGTTCTTCTATATATAAGTTCATACACATAACAGCCGCAAACTTATTGGCTTCTTGTTCCATTTTAGATCGAGAAAGATAATTTAAAGTATAATAGCTACTGATTTCATCGTGTTCTAAGGCATGATGTAGTTCGTGAGCCGCAACAAAATACTTTTCTGGACTATCTTCTAAATCCGCTTTCAAATAAATAGTAGGAGTATCGAAGCTTTTCATATAAAGCCCCAACGACTTGTTTTCGCTTTTGAAAGGTGAGTATTCGAGTTCGATGCCTTTCATTTCAATTATTTTGAATGGATCCATTGTTTTATACTCTGACATAATTTCCTCTAACAGTTCAGTTATTCTTTCATTCATTAGTATCACGAACTTTTTTCTTTTGGAGTTTCCTCCATAGAGACGCCCGCAATACCTGACGAACATCCTCCCTTTCTTCCTCGTTCAGTTCTTCTCCACCAAAGGTCATTTTTGCATTTTCATCTAAAATTTTCTCTATCTCTATAACATCTTCTTGGGTTGCCCAGGAGGGAATATCGCTTCCTAAAATATAATCTGTAGAAACTTGGAAATGATCGGACAGCTTTTTTATTATTTCAATATCTGGCTCATTTCTGTTGTTTTCAAAATGGGAATATGCTGCTCTAGACACTCCAATTGATTTAGCTACATCTTCTTGGGTTTGTTGTTTTGTTTTTCTTAAAGACTTTAATCTTTCACCTATCAAGATGGTCACCGCCTTAGGGATATGATAACAAAGAAACGATACAAAAAGTATCTAAAAAGAAAAAAGATACAAAAAATATCACTTAACGCTTTACGATACATTTTGTATCGTGTAGTATGTGTTTATAAGATACAAATTGTATCAAACAAAAAGAAAGGAGTGCTGATATGGAAAAGCGAAATAACTTAGTTAATGAACGGAATAAATTAAATCTAACCCAAAAAGAAGTAGCTGAAAGAATTGGTATATCAGAGGTTATGGTAAGGAAGTTAGAAGCGGGGAACAGAAATCCTAGTTCGGAGACAGCAAAAAAGATTGCGATTTTTTATAAAAAAGAGTTAGATTATTTATTTCCTGATATTTTTTTAATTAACTTTGATACAAAACATACCAAAAGTTAACCTTGAAGATATTTTATAAGAAATCGTTACGTACTATCTACAAACCAAATACGAAATCGAAGGAGGCAGTCAAATGAATTCACGAGTAATCAATCAGGAGTTAAGAGAAGCAACAGAACGTAAGGGAATCACACAAGTTAAATTAGCCAGGGGTACTTTTAGGGCAAAAACGACATTAAATGGGTACTTCAGAGGGGAACCTACACCAGTAGATGCTATGAAGGACATAGCTAATTACATGAACGATTCACTATTCAGTCAGGAAATGTCATTTAGAGTATTCAAACAGATCCCACCTATGCAGTCAGATGTGTTTCAGGACAGTCCGCATACATTAGACATGATCGAGTTATTCGAAACAGGTGAAAGACAAATAAGAAAGAATAAAGCAATGATGGCGCTGGCTAAAAGAGAAGCAGCAATGACTGAAGAGGATAAAGAAGCAATTAATGATTATGTGATGAACTATCTAGATGAAATATTTATTGAAACGCGATGTGTTGAGTCGATATTGGAAAGAATAAATTTGTCTTTAATGGATGCAGTCATTAAAAGAACTCCGTACTGGAGAAAACAAAACTATTTGAGAGGGGAATAAATAAATGCTGGCAATGATGACACAAACGCAAACAATCGAATCAAGAGAAGTAGCACGTATGGTTGAAAAAGAACACAGAGATTTATTGAGAGACATTAGGAAATACAGTGAATATTTAGCCGAGAGCAAAATTGCGCTGGGGGATTTCTTTATTCAGACAACTTATACAGATGCTAATAATCAAGAACGTCCTTGTTACTTAATCACTAAACAAGGCTGTGAAATGGTAGCGAATAAGTTGACTGGCAAAAAAGGCGTGATCTTTACTGCAAGATATGTAAAAAAATTTAATCAAATGGAACAGAGTCAAAGCAGCTACATGATCGATGATCCAATCAAACGAGCAGAACGATGGATTGAAGAACAAAGACAAATGAAGTTCCTTGCTGAGCAAAACGAAGTGAAGGACCAGTTGATTGCTGAATACGAACCGAAGATCAGTTATTTAGACACCATCTTAGAATCAAAAGGCTTATTAGCCACTAGTCAGATAGCTGCAGACTATGGTATGACAGCTCAAGCGCTCAATAAGATTCTTCATGAAGACAGAGTGCAGCATAAAGTTGGCGGCCAATGGATCTTATACAAGAACCACATGAACAAAGGGTATACAAAATCTCAAACGATTAATATTACACGTACTGATGGCAGCCCTGATACAAAGATGAACACGAAATGGACTCAAAAAGGCCGATTATTTATTCATGAGATTTTAGAAGACAGAGGCATTGCAGCATTGATGGACATTGAGGAGTGATCACATGCCAGTAGAAACAGCACCAATAAAAAAGAAGCTTTATACGGTAAAAGAAGCTGCAGCAGCTTTGAATACAACGCCTGGAGAAGTTTACAAACAAATAAGAGAAGGTAATCTCCGGTTTATGCTTTTACCTAATTATAAAATTTCCGACAGGGAATTAGATGACTTTATTGAAAGAAACCAGACCACGAGGAAGGAGGTAGACAGATGACTGACGATGAAAAAGCAAAAATCATACTTGAAGGGTTAGAAACCTATCTGCAAATAGATTGGGCATTCGAGAAGTTTTACATCAAAGGAATAAAAATTGGATTGAAAAAGATAGAGAGGAAGGAAGCCAATGAGAAGAAGAAAAGTTGAAATAGCCCTGATCGCTATAGGATTGATATTAACTATTCTGGCCAGAGACTATGCAGTGAATCAACGTCTAGCGATGGGATTAACTCCAAGCTGGGGCGGAGAGTTCTTCATCATCCCATTAATAATGGTAGCTTACTTCACATTTAAAGCAGATTGGAGTGTTGAATGATGACAGGAATCGTTAAAAATGAAGTGCGCTATGTACTGATTAATCATGCCTTTGAGGACTGGAAACGAATCATGTCTAACGGATTAACAGCCAAGCAGGCAAGAGAAGATATTGAACGAGATTATAAACTGATGGAAAGAGAAAAAATCGTTTTACGCAACATGATATTGGAAGATCTAGAAACGAAAGTTGGGCAATGATATGAAACAACAAATAGAAGAGCGGATGAAGGAATCTGATCGTGATGAATATATGCTTCAGACTATTGGAGAAATGGAAGAGATTGCTGAAAAAGAAGGTCATCTTAAGATAGCTGAATGTTTTGTATGGGTCAATCAACTTTATAACCGTTTAGACGAAGCTCAAGCCAGGATTGAGGAATTGAAAGAAGACAGAGAATACTACGAAGAACGTTGCAGGGATGAAGGAATCTATTAAAAAAGACACCTCTGGCAAGGTGTCTAAGAAAAACTATCTATCAACATTATAACAGATTTTAGGAGGATTAACATGCAAACTATTGACACTAGAAGTATGACGCATAGGGACTGGTTGGAACAGCGAAGGTCAGGCATAGGTGGATCAGATGTCGCTACCATCTTGGGACTGAATAAATATAACTCTCCTTATCAGCTATGGCTCGATAAAACAGGACAAGTTGAAATTGACGATTCTGATGTAAGTGATGCTGCTCATTTTGGGAACATTTTGGAAGAAGTTGTCGCTAAGGAATTTACAGAACGCACGGGTAAAAAAGTTAGAAGAGCCAATAGAATGTTTTTACATCCGGACTATCCCTTCTTAACGGCAAATATAGACAGGGATATAGTAGGAGAGGATGCCATTCTGGAGTGTAAAACAGCTTCTATGTACCTGGCTGACCGCTGGGAAGGAGAAGAGATACCGGAACAATATATCTGTCAGGTACAGCATTACATGAATGTTCTAGATAGAGACTATGCTTATATCGCTGTTCTGATCGGAGGACAGAAATTTGTCTGGAAGAAGATTGAACGTGACCAAGAACTGATCGATATCATCCAGAAACAATTAGTTGAGTTTTGGGAAGTAAATGTTAAACAAATGATTCCTCCTGCGATTGATGGAAGTCAGTCAACCGAAGACTACATTAAGGAACGGTATGCAAAATCTGAGCCGGGAAAAGAAATAGCTCTTAAGAAAGATATTGATGACCTCTTAGATCAGAGAGAAGAACTACAAGAAACAAAGAAAGTAGTTGAGACCTCAATTAAAGAGATAGACAACATGATCAAAGTTCAACTAGGAGATCAAGAGGCAGAGGTAGGAATAGCTCCTCGCCACATTGTGACTTGGAGACCTATTGAAAGTACGCGAATTGATTCAAAACGAATTAAAAAAGAAGCGCCTGAACTGTTTGATAAATATAGCAAGGTGTCATCTTATAAAAAATTTACCATAAAGGAGATTAAATAATCATGGCGACTAATTCAAGTTTAAAAAATCAAATATCTAAATCCAACGGAAATAACCAGGTGAGTAATGCTAAGCAAATGACATTGAAGTCTTTATTAAGCTCTCCTGCTGTTCAAAAAAGATTTGAGGCAGTATTGGAAGAAAAAGCAAGCGGCTTTACTACTTCATTACTCAATATGGTTAATGGCGATCCTAACTTAGCCGAGGCTCAACCTATGAGTATCATAACGAGTGCAATGGTAGCTGCAACGCTCGATTTACCGATTGATAAAAATTTAGGATATGCCTATATCGTACCTTTTAGAGATTGGAAAAAGGGGAATGAGAAGGTTGCTCAATTTCAATTGGGGTATAAAGGCTACATTCAATTGGCTCAACGTAGTGGACAGTATATGGCTTTAAATGTAACTGAAGTGTATGAGGGAGAATTAAAATCTTGGAACAGACTGACAGAAGAATTTGAGTTCGATCCAGAAGGAAAAGAATCAGATGAAGTTATTGGATACGTGGCGTATTTCAGACTAGTCAATGGTTTTGAGAAGACGGTTTACTGGACGAAGCAACAAGTAGAGATGCACAGAGTCAAACATAATAAATCAAAGAATAAAGAACAGCTAACAGGTGTGTGGAAATCTGACTATGACGCAATGGCTCAAAAAACGGTCCTGAAGAGCATGTTATCCAAGTGGGGTATTCTATCTATCGAAATGCAAAAAGCTGTTACAACTGACGAAACAGTCCAAGAGATGGACGAAAAAGGCGAATTGAAGCAGGCAGAGATGATTGAAGACGACGAGCCTGTTAAACACATTGAGGAATCAAGCGATAAAGAATCAGAAGATGAACTGACTGAATTGTTTAAAGACGGAACTATAACACCAAGTGAGTAACGGGAGGAGGCTTAGCCTCCTTCTAAATATTAGGAAGGGGGATCAGCGTGAATAATGGTTATATTAAGTTTTATAGAAAAATAACTAAGTCATTTGTTTGGACTGATCCTTATACGTTTAAATTATGGACTCTTTGTCTACTTAAAGCAGCTCATAAAGATAATAAATTTCTATTTAATGGAGAAGAAATAACGGTGAACAGCGGTCAATTCGTCACCGGGCGCGCCGCTATAACAAAAGAACTTAATGAAGGAGCCAAGAGTGAACATCGCATGACAGAGGCAAGTGTATGGAGAAGGCTAAAAAAATTCGAAAAAGAAGAAATGTTGAACATCGATTCAACCACGAAATACAGCGTCATAACAATAAAAAACTGGCATGACTATCAAGTGAGTGAACAACAAGTGAACAGCGACCGAACAGCGACCGAACAGCGGGTGAACACAAACAAGAATGAAAAGAACTTAAAGAATGAAAAGAATTACATCAACAACAACACACCGGCTAGATTTTATGAATCGAATGGATATGGATCAATTGCTTCTCTAACCATTCAGAAGATTGATGGCTGGGTAGAGGATATATCTAAAACAGGTACATCTGAAGAAGAAGCTAACGAGATTATTATCAAAGCCATGGAATTTGGAGTCGTACACAACAAGCGGACCTGGAGCTATGTCAATCGTATCTTAGTCAATTGGGAGAACAGAGGTCTGAATACCTTAGAAAAGATAGAAGCTGCTGAAGCTGAAAGAAATGCTAAGCAAGAAACTAAACCAGCGAAAAAGAAAAGCTGGAATAAAAACACTCACACCAGATCCGAATCGTTACCGAAATGGGCGAGAGATGGTTACGAGCCCGTGAAAGATACACCACTATCAGCTGATGAAAAAGAAGAAATGCAGAGACGGATAGCTGAGTTTAGAGCGATGAAGCCAGGAAAAGGATGAGAGAAGCGAAAGGAGAAAGCCAATGATGTACCTGGTATTAGGAATCTATATTGGAACTTATATTGGGGTTGGAGTCATGTGTCTGATGCAGGCAGGAAAGGAAGATAGGGAATGAACAGCGAAGAGTTCACTAAAGTAGTTTTGAACGGCGCAAAAACAAAAAAGCAGCAGCTTGAAGTTATGAAAGAATTAATCAAACGAGGATATAAATGGGCATGCAGGGAAGAAAACACTGTTTATTTTTACTCAATGAAACCGAAAAAATATCGTGATTTCGGATGGGGGTATAGGGAAGAAGACGTAAATAAAAGTGCAGCTTTGCCGGCTTATCCAATCGAAATGGAAAACGATTTGATAGAAAATACTAGTCGTTATCCTTACGAAACAGCTCTACTAATTAAGAAAATGGAAGGAGCAGAAGAATGAATGAGAAAGAATGGAAAAAAGTAGTAGAAAGAGGGTCAGTAGTTCCGCCTTATTATGAACCTGCGCACTCAGCGCAAAGTGTGTATTGGACAGGTGAGATTGAAGGAGAGCATCACGAAGAGTATCTAGGTGAAATGCCTCAGACTTATTATGACAAAAGATACGTTGATTGGTTTTACTACACATTCACAGCGCTAGAACCAGATCCAGATGAGATAGGAATGTATATATACAGAAGAACAGATGAGGACGAAGGAGTATTTGAATTTGACGAGTGGTACTCAACATATATCGAAAACACCTCACATTGGAAGACTGAAAAAGAGTTTATGAAAGGAGCAGACGAATGAATAAACAAGATGAATTGATGGCTCTAGCAATAAGTAAATTAAATAAAATACTGCAGGGCGAAAAGGTAGAACGTGTGCAGATTGATGCAGAGGATAATATGGCATACGACGGGACATATAGCTTTGATGTACATGTCGTTTATAAACCACTTCCGTTTGAATATGAAAAAGCGGATGAGGAGGCAACGAAAAAATGAATAAACGAAAGAAGAAAAAAGCAGTCAAACAAGCATTGGATCATATAAAAAGTAATGAAATGACAAAACACGACTGGACAGTCTTAAACACGATTGGCAAACACGAGGTCAGGCGAGAGTATGGTGTCGATCCGCATACTGTAAGAGCGATGATATATTTAAAAAACACGGATCCGACCAGCGTTGGTCAAATAATCAGAAACATGAAAAGAGCATTAGAAGAAGCGATGGAAAACATTGGAGAAGCATTTATGAGAATGGCTGGAAAGTTAAGGGTGAGTGATGATGACTAAACGAAGCTACAGCGCATTGAAGGCAAAACGCAACGGTGAACGCTTTGAGCATCTTATTGATGTGACCTGTGCACATTACAGTCTAAGAGGATTAGCGCACATCCAGAAGACGCCGGAACCATTGAAGCCAATCAAGGCTATGAATCGATCGAAAGGATTGTATCAGGCAGTCTTTACAAAGAAGGCACAACCAGATTACACGGGCACTTTGCAAAACGGTCAATCGATTGTATTTGAAGCGAAACATACAGAATCAACTAATATCGCCTTCGACCGTATAAACGCAGCGCAAGAAAGAGATTTGAAGTTACATGACCATTTGGGAGCCAGAGCGCTAGTCGTAGTGAGTTTTGCAATGAAAAAATTCTATGCAGTACCATGGCCGTCCTGGGTATATTTGAAAGAAAACAGTGGTAAGAAATCAGTTAATCAAACCGATCTGGTTGATTATGAAATATCAACCGATAAAGGGCTATTGAATCTACTCGGGGGCATAGTTTAGGAGGCGCACATGGATACGTTCACTAATTTTATAAAAAGAGAACCGTACTTAAAAAGTAAGCTGAAAGAAGAAGTGGAAATTGATGGCGTGACACGGTATAAGAACGAGCATGTAGTCTATTTAAACGCTAAAGGTGAATTTGAGGGAAAAATAATCGGGTTTTACGAGGTAAGCGCCTTGGTTAGGGATCAAACGACAAGAGAAATAACGTGTGTTAACTTCAAAAACCTAATAGATCCTGATACAGACAAGCGATATAAAAAAGCTAAAAACAAATACGGTAGACACGGGATGAAACTAACACCGACAATTGAAAGGGTGAAAGTAAAATGATTAACAATGTCACAATAGTGGGGCGTTTAACTAGAGATGCAGAACTCAGATACACCGGATCCGGAATCGCAGTAGCGAGTTTTACAATTGCGGCAGAGAGACCATACACCAATGCACAAGGAGAAAGAGAAACAGACTTCATAAACTGCGTAGTCTGGAAGAAAACAGCCGAAGCCTTATCAAATTATACGAGAAAAGGATCGTTAGTTGGAATAACAGGACGAATCCAAACAAGGAACTATGAAGGTAATGACGGAAAGAGAGTTTACGTAACCGAAGTGGTAGCTGAAAACGTTAAGTTTTTAGAACCAAAGAAAACAAATGAGCATGGTTCAAACGCTCCGGAAGGTAATTATACACCGAAAAACAAAAATAGCTCACAGAGTGAAAATAAGGGTAATAACGGTTATCAGAATTATGATGAAGATCCATTCGAAAATAACAGAGACAGCATCGACATCTCAGATGATGATCTGCCGTTTTGAGGAGTGAATTAATGGATTTATTTAGAAAAGTAGTCGAAGGATTAACAATGATGATTATACTGGGGATGTTTTTTGGACTCTGCTTAGTCATATTAGGACTGATTCTTAGAGGAGTAATAAGCGTGTGGAGTTTTCTCCCAATTTAATATAAAAAAAGACACGTCACTCAAAAAAGCAGCAACGTGTCGACCTAATAAAATTATAACACAAGGAGTGACGTAATGTTCCCAGAAATAGACAACGAGAAGACAAAGGGAAACGTCCATCGCTTATTATCTCATTATCGTTCAATGGCAAGGCTAGCGGATGAAGAGTACACTCCAAAAATAACCGCTACCTTCTCATTGGAACTCAAAGGATCCGGCGGGAAACCGAGTGACCAGGTCGGGAATGCTGTTGCAAGGAAAGTAACGGCAGAAAGAGAGCTATGGAAGATCGGCAGAGCCATGAACAAGCTGAATGCTTATCATCGTCAACTGTTGCATGACAGGTACATAGATAAGCGAGAATTCACCGATGTGATGATTTACATGGATCTAGGGATGAGTAAAAGCACGTATTATAGAGAGCTAGAGAATTCTTTGATAGAATTTGCTGAGAGCTACGATAGTGGGCGTTTGTTGGTAGAAATTGAAGAAGATTGAGGGCAGCACAAGGTAAACCGATAAATTATAATAGTAGTATGGAAAAGTATAGAGCGAGAGAAAAACACCGACAGAAGGCCTCCTGGAAAAACGTTCCTCAGCTTCTATACAAAAAAACCTATTAAAGGGCTGTCCGATTGGGCGGCTCTTTTTTACATATTTTGCAAACTGCACATACCGATCATAGAGTTTCCTCCTTTCTCTTCTCTTGGTATGTGTAGTTTAGAGAATATCATACACGGAAAGAAAGGTGATGGAAAATGGCGAAACTGACAGTTAAACAGCAGCGCTTTGCGGATGAGTACATCATCAGTGGAAATGCGACAGAGGCGGCTAAAAAAGCTGGATACAGTAAGAAGACAGCTCGGTTCATAGGAAATGAAAACTTAACAAAACCTAACATAAAAACCTATATAGATGATCGCTTGAAAGAGTTAGAAGATAAACAAATAGCTAAGCAAGATGAAATCATGAAATACCTAACGTCTATTATGCGAGGAGAGCAGCAAGAACAAGTCCTGCGAGGTATGGGAGAAGGATTCCAGGAGATAGATGATATGGATGTGAGCGCAAAAGATCGGATAAAGGCGGCTGAACTGCTAGGTAAACGCTATGCACTGTGGACAGATAAAACGGAATTATCCGGAGCGGTCGGCATGGTCCAGATAATAGATGATATCCCTGAAGGTGAAGAGAATGCTGGCGACTAGATACAGTCTAACCGACATTATCGCACCTTCTTTTTATAGCATTCATCATTTCTTAAAAAATAAGATATACGATCATTACTGGCTGCAAGGTGGTCGTGGTTCTACCAAATCATCCTTTGCCTCTGTAGAGATTATAACAGGGATGATGAGTGATCCGGATGCCAATGCTGTTGTCCTGAGAAAAGTTAAAGAAACCCTCAGAGAATCTGTATATGAACAGATGTTGTGGGCGATAGACAAGCTAGGTGTTTCTCACTTATGGCATGCCTCGATTAGTCCAATGAATATAACCTATATTCCAACCGGTCAAAAGATCGTATTTAAAGGAGCTGACAACCCTAAGAAAGTTAAAGGTAGTAAATTTAGACGAGGATACGCCAAATTCATCTGGTATGAAGAAGTAGACGAGTTTTCAAGTATGGCTGACATCCGGAATATTAACCAAACGTTAATCAGAGGTGGTAATGATATCCAAGTCATCTATACATACAACCCACCTCAATCTCAAAACAACTGGGTCAATTCCGAGGTTGAATCTCAAAGGCATAGAAGCGATACGTTGGTACATTCCAGCACATACCTAACAGTTCCACCAGAATGGTTAGGTGAGCAGTTTATTAGTGATGCGGAGCATTTAAAAGAAACGAAACCGGAAAAGTATGAGCATGAGTACATGGGGATCGTAACCGGTACAGGTGCAGAGGTCTTTACTAACATTATAAATAGACGGATCAGCGATGATGAAATTAAACGATTCGACAAAATAAGGCGTGGTCTTGACTTTGGTTTTGCAGCAGATCCGCTCCACTACATGGAAAACTACTTGGATAAGGCACGACGGAAGCTATATATCTTCGCAGAAATCCATAAAACCGGCATGAAAAACAAAGCGGCTGTTGATGCGATTAAGAAAATCAATAAAATTAATGGCTGGATCACTGCGGATAGTGCTGAACCAAGAACCATAGCTGAATTCGAAGAGCTAGGATTACGTATCGACCCAGCCAAAAAAGGTCCTGGATCCGTTGAACATGGGATTAAGTTCCTGCAAGACTTGAATGAGATAATCATTGACCCGGAGCGCTGCCCGAATACCTATAGAGAGTTCTCAAGTTATGAAATCGAACGAGACTCCCACGGGAATTTAAAAGGCACGTATCCGGACAAGGATAATCATAGCATTGATACATGCAGATACAGTTTAGAGGATGAAATGAAGCCAAACGGCAAATGGCTATATTAGAGAGGTGATTGAATGGACAGTAAGTATTTATTAAGCGACAATCCCGCAACGATCGCTATGGCATTAAATAAAGCGATTGATGAGGATAATCAATCAAAAGCAAAAGAAAACGCAAAGACAGGCCAACGGTATTACGATTACAAGCATGATATTTTAGATAATCGCATCTTTTATATCGATGATAATGATGTGCTGCAAGAGGATAAAAATGCTTCAAATGTAAAAATACCTCATGCATTCTTCACTGAACAAGTCGATCAGAAAGTCCAGTATCTGTTATCCAATCCAGTTGAAATAGAATTGGAAGATGAACAGTTCAAGAAACGCCTTGAAGAGTATTACGATGAAGATTTCCAACTGTTCCTCCAGGAAGCACTGGAGGGGGCGTCTAAAAAAGGTCACGAATATGTTTTTGCCAAAACGAACGAATCAGACAGATTGTGCTTCCAAGTTTCTGATAGCATTAACACGTTTGTCGTCCATGATGATAACGGTAAGAACAAGCGCATAATCCGGTATTATAACAAAGATATTTTTAGAGAAGGCAAAGATATAACAGTGACAGTTGCTGAAGTGTGGGATGAGAAACAAGTCACCTTCTATGTCACAGATAAAAACAAACGATTTAAGTTTGACGAAACAAGAGAGTTGAATCCTCGTCCACACGTGATTGCTAAAGACGAAAAAGGGATGCTGCTTAAACGATCCATGGATACCTTACCATTTTATCGATTATCTAATAATAAAGCAGAGAAGACGGATTTAGAACCGATTAAAGCATTGATTGACGACTATGATCTGATGGCAGCATTCTTATCTAATAACCTTCAAGACTTCTCAGAAGCCATTTATGTTGTACGAGGTTTCCGAGGTGATGATTTAAGTAAGCTGAGACAGAATATCAAAGCTAAAAAGACGGTGAGTGTCGGATCTGATGGTGGAGTGGACGTGCAGACGGTAGCTATCCCGACTGAAGCGCGGAAAACCAAGCTGGAAATTGATAAAGATGCCATTTACAAGTTTGGTATGGCCTTTGATTCAACTCAGGTCGGTGATGGCAATATTACGAACGTTGTGATTAAATCGCGGTATGCGTTGTTAGATATGAAAGCCAATAAAGCAGAAGTAAGATTGAGAGCGATGCTGAAGTGGATCAATGAGATGATTGTGGCAGATATTAACAGGCGCTTTAATACATCGTATAAAGCTCAGGACATTAAAGTAAATATTGTAAGAGAAGCGATGGTCAACGAAAAGGACATCGTCGAAATTGAACGAATCGAAGCCGAAACTAAGCAGATTATTATTGAATCGATATTGGCTGTAGCTCCTAGGTTGGATGACGAAAATGTACTGAAGTTAATCTGCGAACAATTCGAACTGGACTGGGAAGAGGTACAGCTGCTCATTGAAGAACAGGGATACTCATCCGGTTTGCAAGATGATACTGATCCGCCAGAAGAGGGTGTAGAAAATGCAGCAGCTGGACAAGTGGCACAAGGAGCTTGAACAACTAAGTAACAGGTCCTATGAAGAACTGGATAATGAATTGTTTGACTTCTATAAAAAAGCACTCAAAGAGCTGAAAGTTGAGATTAAACAATACATTGATAATTATGATCAACTTTCTTTTTCTAAACGCTTAGCTGTCGATAGTCAGTTAGAGGTTGCCAAGCGAATCGATGAGATTTTATGGGCACTGGAATCAGTAAAGCAACCCTCTATAACAAAGCATATAAAAAACGAAGCAACACTTGGTTATCAAGGTGTTTTCTATGCACTTGAAGGCAGTGAGAACATTCAGCTTGATTTTAATAGACTAAGCGAAAGCTATATTGAACGATTAGTTGATAAAAAGATAGCCGGAAAGACTCTTTCCAAACGATTGTATGAGCAGCGCGATCAATTGGCAAAAACCGTCACTAACGAACTGCTGAATGCTACGACACATCGAAAAAGTTATGCTGATGTTGCTAAAAACGTTGGAGAGTTGACCGAAGCAAGCTATAAGCAAGCGCTCAGAATAGCAAGAACTGAAGGTGGAAGGGTCCAGTCAACGACTAAGCAGAAAGCCTACCAAGCAGCTGAAGCTAAAGGCGTTAGGATGCAAAAGCGTTGGCAAGCTACTCTGGATAAAAAAACACGACATCAACATCAGGAGTTAGATGGTCAAACAGTAGATATTAATGAAAAATTTATTTTTAACGGACATACCGCTGACGGCCCACGCTTATTTGGCGTAGCTGGTTTGGATATCAACTGCCGATGCACGACTATATCGATAGTTAATGGCCTATCTCCAAGTGTGAGAAAGGATAATGAGACCAAAAAGGTTATTAAATATAAAAATTATAAAGAATGGGCAGAAAAGAAAGGAGTGTAAGCCGTGCGGATAAAAAAATTTATTGTAAAGGCGCTTAATTGGATTGTGCTGAAGTTCTACCGTGTGAAGTAGGAAGGAAGTGATCGCTGTGAAAACAGCCTATCTCGTTTGTTATTGAACGTCATCAATAAGGAGTGGTAAATGATGGAAGTGCAGGACGTAAGCAACAGAGTCGCAAAAATTGAAGCTATTAAAGGTGATTATGAAGCAGCGCATGATATGGAAGATGAATTATATTCGGATGTGCTAGAACATATCGCTGCAGGCGGGAGAAACGGTCAAGCCTTAGTTAAAGAAGCGCTAAAAGCGAAAAGCATTAAATTCCCACGATATTCAGCATAATCGAACAGTCTACTTTGCAAAAACAGCTATTTTTTAAAATAGGAATACTTAACTAAGTCATAAGTCGAACTTATGGCTCTTTTTTATGTCCTGGAGAATGACTTGAAAAGTCTCATTACCGACTGTGAGCGGAATATCTCACAACTCTAACTGGTACCGACCAGAATAAAAAGGAATGGAGCTTGCAACATGGATATTGAAGAAATACTAAAGAAACACATCAACGAAGAGGGCAAATTCGACCAAATTGCTGCAGCAAAAGAGTTAAAAGAAACACAAGGGAAAGAATTTGTGCCGAAATCGGAGTTCAATTCAAAGAATGAAGAGTTGAAGAGTGCCAATGCAACGCTAGAAACGCTAAAAAAAGAAAATAAAGACGTCGAAGCATTGCAAACGAAGGTCCAAGAGCACGAAACAAAAGCTAAGGAGCTTCAAGAAGCATTGGTGAACGAACGAAAGACCTTTGCTGTTAAAGAAGCATTAACTAAAGAAGGCGTTTCTGATGTCGATTATATGCTTTATAAACTTGGAGAGTTAGAAGTCGATAAAGACGGAAACGTGAAAGAACTGGATAGTAAAGTAAAAGAGCTAAAAGAAGCCAATCCATCGTTTTTTAAAGCTGAGAAAGATAATGAGCAAGACAACAACCCTCCTGGGTATCAAGTTATCGATAATGGATTAGATACTGGGAAACAAACCGATCCGATCGAAGCGGCAACAGCAGATTTCGAAGCAGCTTTAGGTATTACTAACAACTAATAAAAGAAAAGAGGAATTTAAATGCCAAACGTATTAGAATATTCAAAAATCTTCCAACCATCACTCGACAAACAAGTGGTACAAGAATCTACTACAGGCTGGATGGAAGCAAATGACAACTTAATTAAATATAACGGCGGGAACGAAGTGAAACTCCCTAACATTTTGATGGATGGTCTGGCTGACTACGACCGCACAAATGGCTTCGTCGGTGGAGACGTCACACTGGAATGGAAAACCTACTCTCTTACTCAAGACCGTGGCCGTACATTCTCTATTGATGCAATGGACGTAGACGAAACCAATTTTGTCACAACAGCCGGCACAGTCATGGGTGAGTTCCAACGTGTTCAAGTCGTTCCTGAAATCGATGCCTATCGTTATTCTAAACTGGCAACATTGGCAATTGATGCTGAACAGACCCGCTCAATCGCTATTACATCAAGCAATATCCTGGATGAGATCCTGGCTGATTTGAACAACATGGAAGATGAAATCGGTGCAAAAGACGTCGTAATCACTATGAATCCGATCATGGCTGGTATGTTAGGCAAAGCAGGTAAAGACTTCATTTCGAAAGCAATGCTGGCAAAAGGCGCGCTGTCTGTAGAAGTTCAGTCGTTCAATGGTAACCCGATTGTCAAAGCGCCATCAAAACTATTAAAAACAGCGTTCGAGTTCCTGGATGGTACGACTGCAGGACAAGAAGCCGGTGGGTTTAAAGTCGCTTCAAATGCATTGGACATCAACTGGTTGATCGCTACGAAAGACGCGCCGATCGCTGTTTCTAAAACAGACAAGGTCCGCACATTTACACCAGAAACGAACCAAAAGGCAGATGCTTGGAAAGTGGACTACCGCAAATACCACGATCTATGGGTGCCAGCAAGCAAGCTGAAATCTATTTACGCCAACACTAAACCCGTAGCATAAGAGGAGGTTGACTGATGCGTACATTCAAATTAGACAATGTTATCAAGAAAACAGATAACGATGTAAAGATCAAAAAGTACCTGGCAATGGGGTTTAAAGAGCTTGAAGTTCAAGAGGCTCAAGAAGCCGGGGAAGACGAAAAGAAAGAGGCCCCAGACTATGAGTCTATGAAAGTGGATGAGTTGAAGGAACTTGCTGATGAAAAAGGTCTGGAATACAAAGCGGCTATCAAAAAAGACGAGCTGATTGCATTATTAGGGGAGTAGTCATTACTCCCTTTTTCTTTGGGAAGAGGTGAACAGATGATTATTCCATTAAGTGAAGCCATTAAGATAAATGAGGATATTTATCCGGAAGACCTTGATGCGTTTGAATCGATGGTCAGAGAGTTAACAAACAATAACTTTCAGGATACAAAAGTGAGAGTAACTAATGTTTCCTTTGAAGTGCCAGACAGGATTACTATCCACACTGGTGATCTGACCGGATTTAGAGTCAATGACACGATTGAAGTGACTGGGTCGACCTATAACGACGGTTTATATGTCATCGTAGCCATTAATGAGAACACTTTTATTGTGAAAGGTACAGAGACGCTGATTTCTTCATCCTCAAACAATGCGATGATAACTTTGGTTAAATACCCACCAGATATCAAAAGAGGCGTGAAGAAGCTAATTCAGTACGATAAGAAGATGGCTGATAAAGTAGGGATCAAGTCAGAAACGATCAGCCGGATGAGCAAGACTTACTACGATGTCAATGCATCTGAAAATATCGAAGGGTATCCAGCTTCATTACTCTCATTTTTAGATAAATATAAAAAGATGAGGTGGGGATAATGAAACTCTTTGTCGTTGAGAAGAAGGTGCAGATTGATGATGGTATCGGCGGATTTAAGGAAGATTGGACGATATTCAAGACCGTTGAAGGATACATTGACTTAGTGACTGGGACAGACCTCAACAATGTTCAGAACGCTGTTACAGAACAGTCTACTCACATGCTGATCATTCCTGAGTTTACCGAAGGCATTACAGATGACATGCGCGTGACTGAAGCCAATGGCCGGTCTTATTCCGTGACGTACGCTGATGATCCAGTCGGTCAAGGGCATCATAATGAAGTCTATCTTAAATACAATGGAGTGCTTGTAAATGGCTAATAACTTCAAATTTGAAGACAATTCCATAAAAATAAAAAAGCAGCTAAGCAAAAACCGTAGTGCCGCAATGGAAGCAGCCTTGCTGTTAGTTGAAGGACAAGCTAAAAGTCTAGCAGCAGTAAAAAGCGGCGAACTGAGAGACAAACTGGATCACATCCAGAAAGAAAACGGAAATGACTTGATCGGACTGATGGGTTCTCCTAATGAGCATTCTTTTTATGTAGAGTTTGGAACAGGTGAATATGCGGAAAATGGCGCTGGAAGAAAGGGCGGTTGGGTATACAAGGCTCCAAACGGAAAGTTTTACTTTACTCGTGGCCAAAAACCTCAGCCGTTCTTGCGACCAGCGTTTAGACGAAACAAGCAAAAAATCATTGATACTATCGGTAAAGAGTACGGCGTCTCATTCAAAGGGAAGTGATTAAGTGATTGAATTTGTCAAGGAATTGACGTCGCAGTTTAGGGCAGTCGTTCCGGAAAGCTATCACGACAGAAACAGAAAAGAAACGGTCCTCTATCCTTATGTCACGTTTGATTTTGATTCAGAATCAATCGAGCGAAATGTAGAGGGTTTCTATATCGATGTCGATATATTTGATAACAACTCAAGTTATACAGATGTATTTCAAGTCGAAGAGGCTTTGAAGGTTCATTTTAAAGACAACAGAAAGTTAACCGATGATTTGTTCATCCGATTTAACTTTCTGAGATCTAACAAAATTCCTACGGGAGACGACTTGATAAAAAGACGAAACATGCAGTTTTACTGTAAAACAGATTGGAGGACAAGGTAAATGGGATTAAAGAAAACAGGATACACTCAAAAAACGTCTGAGAGCTACATTATTGATGCAGCTACAGTTTATACAGGCGTCACATTCGCAGCAGAAACAGGCTTCACCGGGACATTACATGGTGCGACTTCAGGCGGGGTTACCTTAACAATTGAACAAACGTATCGGGATGTCGAAGTTGATGGTACGACGCACATGAAAGTGAAAGGTAACAAAGTCTTGGCATCAGCCAACGCTACGGTTACCGCCAACATGAAAGAACTTACAGCAGAAACGATTAGACAGTCTTTGAATGGTTCGATGGTTGATGCCGCAATTGAGGAAGCACCATCTGGATACAAGGTGATTCGAACTAAACGCTTTGTGGAAGATACAGATTACATCGATAATATAGCAGTTGTCGGTAAATTATCGGGGTCAAATGATCCGGTTATTGCAATTTTAGATAATGCTTTCTGCACAAACGGACTAGAACTGGGCACCGAAGACGACGGAGAAGCAGTAGTTGAACAAGTATATGAAGCGCATGCTTCTCAAGAACAGTTAGAAGCAGACGAATACCCATGGAAGATTTTATATCCAACAGTAGCAGCAAGCTAAAAGGAGGAAAGTAAATGACATTAGAAATGAGAGAGCTGAAGGGTGATGATTTATTCACTCTTCTTCCGATCATAGGAAAGCTAGATATCAAAGATGATTTTGTTAAGATATTCGAAGAAAATGCTGAATCTGGCAAAGTCGTACCAATGGACCACAAGAAGAAAGAACCGACTAAAGCTGAACTAGCTAAACAAGAAGCTGAAGCAGAAAAGCGTGGCATGGAAGCGATGGCTGGCTTACTTCAAAAAACATTGTTGAATATCGGCAAGATTAAAACTGATATCAATTCTCTTTTCGCTGATTTAACCGGAAAAAATGTGAAAGACATTCAAGATCTCGGTTTGAAAGAATACACCGGACTACTTATTGCCTTCTTTAAGAAAGAAGAGCTAAAAGATTTTTTCTCATCTATCGCATCGTTACTATAAAAAATGACGGTGAATTTAAGTTAAAAGACTTACTTTTTAAAAGATATGCGGATCCGCTAAGGCTCATGAGTACTTATACTCTTGAAGGCTTGGCGGATTTTATTTTACAGTTATACGATCAGCAAAATGAAGATCAGCTATGGGAAATATGGTTAAACAAACAAATAGAAGATGACTTCCCTACATTCAAGAAAAAGCACTATCGAAAAATCAAAAATAACAAAATGCAGAAATTATCTGAGGAAGAAGAGAAACAAATCATTGAAAGCAATATGAGATTTATTAAGCCGATTAAAAAAGGCGGTGAAACATAGTACATGGGTGAAATATTCAAATTATTTGGAACAATCGGTTTAAATAATGATGAAGCCAATAAGGGGATCGATGAAACCACGGGAAAAGCTAAAAAGTCTAGTGGTAAAATAGCCGGCTTCTTTAAAAAAGCAGCTGCAGTTATTGGTGGTCTATTTGTAGCCAAGAAACTCATTGACTTTGGGGCTATGACTGTTCAAGCGGCTGCTGGTGCCAAAGCGATGCGTGCACAATTTGAGCAAGTTTTCCAGGAACTGCAGCCTGAAGCACAAAAAGCTATCGATAAACTGGCTGAAGAATTCGGAATGGTACCGAATCGATTGAAACCGTCGATGTCTAAAATGACCTCAATGTTTAAAGGATTAGGGTTAGATACTGAAGATGCGATGGAACAAGCGACAAAAGCAGTGACTTTAAGTGCAGATGCTGCAGCCTTTTACGATGTGGCATACGAACAAGCTAACGGATCATTGACCAGCTTCATTAAAGGTAACTACGAGGCCGGTGAGTCTATTGGGATCTTTGCGAACGATACGCAAATGGCTACGTATGCAATCAAAGAAGGTGTCGTATCATCTACTGGCGAATGGCAGAAACTTGACGAAGCAACTAAACAAGCCACTCGACTCGAATATGCTCAGAACATGCAGGAAATGGCCGGCGCTACGGGGCAAGCTGCACGTGAGTCTGATTCGTATGAAAACCAGATGGGGAACTTGAAACAAGCCTGGCAAGATTTTCTGGCCATTATTGGTGGTCCGATACTGGCGCCCGTCGTTGCTGGACTGACTAAAGTATCTGAATGGTTAGTTATCGCTGGCGAGAAAGTGCAAATCGCTCAACAGTGGTTCGGTACATTTATCGAACAAATCAAACAGACTGAAGCCTGGCAGATGATTCAGGAAGCTATTCAATTGGTTATTGATAAATTCCGAGACTTTATCACAAATTTTGATACGATCAAACAGAATATTACGAATAGCGCTATCTGGGATACTTTGAAAGGCTATTTACAAGCGCTTGTAGATTTTTATACCGGCATCTTTAGTGGTGAAGGTAATCTCGGAGAGAACTTTGTACGTATGTTTAACCTTATCAAAGAAATCGCTATGCCAATTTTACAGGATGCCATTTCTTTTGCTAAAGATATTATTTCTCAATTAACTGCTTTTTGGAATCAAAATGGTGATCAAATTATTTCAGCTGTCAAAAATCTGGCTACTATTGTAGTTAATACATTCCAATTTTTTCTTCCGGTCATCCGGTATTTAGTTGAATCGGTATGGGGAAATATAAAAGGTGTGATCCAAGGGGCACTAAATATCATTATGGGCGCATTGAAAATTTTTTCTGGTATCTTTACTGGAGACTGGTCCACCATGTGGGAAGGTGTCAAACAGCTTCTGAAAGGCGCTGTCGAGTTTGCCTGGAACTTATGGAATCTAATCATGATGGGTAAATTACTCGGCGGCATCAAGAACTTTGTCAAAACAGGCATAAGCACCATCAAGAACTTCTTTACCAACATGGTAAGCGGAGCGAAAACAGGCCTGTCTAGTTTCTCAAATGCCTGGAACATGGCAAAAAACGCTGTCTTGAAAATCATAAACGGAATGAAGAGCGGAGCGACAAAATCAGTAAATCTATTGAAGTCAACTGTGACTAGAGTTTTCAATTCCATTAAATCTGCTATCACGAATCCGATAACAACTGCTAAAAATGTAGTGAAGACAATGATTGATAAAATTAAGGGCTTTTTCAACTTTTCTTGGAAGCTTCCTAAGCTTAAAATGCCCCGTTTCACGGTAAAAGGTTCAGCTAATCCAATCAACTGGCTCAAGGAAGGCGTACCAAAGATTGGTGTCGAATGGTATGCAAAAGGTGGTATTTTAGAAAAAGCAACAGCATTCGGGATGAATGGAAACAATCTAATGGTAGGCGGAGAAGCTGGAAGAGAAGCCGTATTGCCGCTTAATAAAGAAACATTAGGTGGCATTGGTGCTGGAGTAGCTGCATCAATGGGATGGAGTGAAGAACGCATTGCTGAGAAGTTAGATTTGATTATAGATCTATTAGCCAACTTCTTTGCGGACTATGATCCGGATTCTCAGGTTGTTATGGATACCGGTGCACTAGTTGGAGCAATCAAACATGAAATCAACAGACAACTTGGTTATGACCGGAGCTTGAAAGGACGTGGGAGATCATGAATCAGCTTTTTTTTGATAATAAAGCATCATTTGACGACTGGGGCATGTATCTCACTTCATTAGCCATTGGGGATGCAGAGCCTAAAGAATATTATATCGACATACCTAACGGCGACGGCACGCTTGATCTATCTGAAGCATTAACCGGAGAAATTCACTATTCAAACCGACCGCTGGAAGCAGAATTCACGATCAAACCACCAGAAAGTGAGTGGATTCCATTGCTGCAACATATTAGAGCATACCTCAATGGCAAGCGACGGTTGATTAGAGCGACGAATGAACCCGGTTACTATCTGATCGGAAGACTAAAGACGTCTTTCAATCGAGATGGGGCGCTTGGGAAATTGACTGTAACGGCTACATGCCAGCCGTGGAAATACAAAGAAAAACCAACGATCCGGCGCTTTACTTTAAGCGTTGAAGGTCAAGCTTCAGGCCATTGCTTAAATAGCCGTAAGCGTGTTATTCCTTCAATTACAGCAAGTGATGAAGTCACTATTCTTTTCAACGATTCATCGACGACCGTTAACGCTGGCACTCATCGGTTCACGAATATTATTTTTGTTGAAGGGAATAACCAGATAACGATAACTGGTCCTGCCGGTGCCACTGTGGAATTTGAATATCAAGAGGGGGCGTTATAGTGTATCACGTTAAATGTGACGGACAGACGCTCTATGATCCCAGAGTAGACGAACTTAAGATACTCCAGCCGACAGTAACACTGGAACTTAATAAAACTGGCGGCTTTGATTTTATAATTTACCCGTCTCATCCGATGTATGGTCAGATCATGAGGCTGAAGTCATCTATCGAAGTTTATCAAGACGATTATTTGCTTTTTAGGGGTCGTGTTCTTAATGATGAGCACGACTTTTATAATGCAAAAAACATCATCTGCGAAGGTGATTTGGCTTTCTTCAATGACAGCATTTTACGGCCATATAACTACAGCGGATCGGTCATTGGCTTTATTCAGCTGATTATAGACAGTCATAATGCCCAGGTAGAAGAAGGTAAGCAGTTTGTTTTGGGTAATGTAACAGTTGAAGATCCAAACAACTATATTGTTCGGTCAAGTATTAATCCGGATAAGTCCTGGAATGTCATCAATGATAAGCTGATCGATATGCTTGGCGGATATATCATGGTTCGGCGAGAAAATGGCATTAACTATATCGATTATCTGGAAGATTCAAGTTATAAAAGTCTTCAAAAGATTGAGTTAGGTGAGAACCTGCTCGATTTGACCAAAAACTTTAAAAGCGAAGAAATCATTACCGCTTTAATTCCTTATGGTTCAAAACTCACAGATGAAGAAGGCAACGAGTTAGATGAGCGTCTGACTATTGAGTCAGTTAATAATGGTATGGATTACATCTATAACCAAGAAGCGGTTGATCTGTATGGCTGGGTCTATGGCACAGCTACATACGATGATGTGACGGTGGCCAGCAATTTAATTACAAAGGCCCAGGGCGAGTTGGCTGAACGAATCAACATGTATGTGTCGATTGAAGTTTCAGCTATTGATTTATCGATGACAGATGCGGAATTTGACCAGTTCAGAATTTTTGAATATATCGAGATAGACAGCCCTTCTCACTTATTGGATGATGATATGCTGACGTCTAAAATAGAGATCCATTTAGATGATCCTCAGAATAACAAGCTGACACTTGGAAATAAATACAAAACTTTTACCGAAGAACAAATGCAGACGGACAAAGTGACGCGATCAAATGAAAACAATATAAAAGACGTCGCATCACAGAAAGCCGATAAGCATTATGTTTCTGAACAAGTTACTGCACTCAGCTCGAATATTGAACAGACAGCTGATGCGATTCGTACAGAAGTGTCAGAGACATATACAGCTCAGAGTGAATTCAATTCGTACCAGGAAATTATATCGACTGAATTCGGCCAGTTGAATGATTCGTTTAACTTCGAATTTACAACGTTGACCGAAAACATAAATACTTTTGAAGGCGAAACTCAGGCAGAGTTTGAAGAGATTAACAAATACATCCGTTTTATTAACGGAGAAGTCAATATCGGTCAAGAAAATGCAGATATTCTTACGATATTTGCTAATGATGAATGGGCCATGCTGAAAAATAATAAAAAGATGATGTGGTTAGAAGAAGACAAAATCAATATCCGAAAAGGTCACTTCTTCGATCAGCTAAGAGTTGGTAATTTTGGCTTTGTTCCCCGAGCCAATGGATCATTGGACTTTAAGAAGGTGAGTGACTGATGGCTACTAAGACGATATACGGCAGTTTTAGCGGCGTTGCTACCAGCAATGTCCGACCGGCTATTGAAATCACAGCAACAGCGGCCTCGCCACCTAACAATTATTCAGACGTTACAGCGACGCTTGTCTTTTATAGATATAACACGTCTTGGCAGTCTTGGAACGCAAATGGTCATACTGTTTCGTTCACTGTTGACGGGAATAAACAAACGGCAAGCCGAACATTCGACATTCGCGGGACATCAAGAGAAGTCGTGTGGACGCGGACGAGACGTGTGTATCACGGCGACGACGGCAAGAAAACGATGTCTGTATCGGCAAGTGGGAATACAGGCGTTAGTCTTGGCAGTTATAACTTCAGCGGTTCGATTACTCTTGATACCATACCGCGAGCAAGTTCGCTGACCTCCGCCAGCTTAGAGTATCTAGAGGATGATACAGCCTCAACTTTAACAATCGGGGCAGACGTCAAATATGGTGGGTTCTATCATCTTATCACTATTTACGACGGGACTTCTTGGATGTGGGACACAAACTACTTCTACGGCAGCCCTGATTCAACCTATGAGCTATCTAGCAGCTATACTAATAAGCTATTAGATCGAATGCCGAACAGCACTAAAAAGACGTTCAGAATAAGGCTCAGGACGTATTCCGGGAATAACGGAAGTGGGTATATCGGGGAATCCTATCGCAACCTCACCGTCAACGTCAGCAGCGCAGTCAAACCGACGATATCATCTGTCAGTGTGAGCGAAGACGTGACGAATATTGCCAACGACCTAGGAGTGTACGTTCAGTATAAATCGCGGTTGGATTTATCCATGAGCGGGAGCGCTGGTCACGGCGCATCGATCACTGGTTATAAAATCACAGGTAACGGCCAGACGATTAATAGTAAATCGGGTACGACGAATACGCTAAAATCCAGCGGATCAAATACAATCACGTTTGAAATAACAGATTCGCGCGGAAGGAAGACATCAACGACGCGGACGGTTACTGTTTATCAGTATTCGAATCCACAGCCGGAGATTACTAACGCTTATCGATCAGATGCGAATGGTGTAGCTGACGAGGATGGCGATCATGCAACAATTGAGTACACCTCTAGCATTAGTAGCTTGAACGGCACGAATACTGGTGTGTATCAGGTCAGGCATAAACGATCAGATGAATCATATTTCAGCGAGGAAACACTCAATTCAGGCAGAGGCTCATATACTTTCCCGGCAGACGTTGACTATGCTTATGATATACAGTTTGTAGCGAGTGATTACTTTACAAGTATTCCGGCCTACGCGGAGGTGTTATCGACGTTCAGTTTGATCAACTTCTCCGCAGACGGGAAAGGGATCTCGTTCGGGCGCGCCTACGATACTAATCGCGGCGGGCTGTTCCAAATCGACGGCCTGAACGTTCCGAAATTACTATTTGATCACGCATCGAACGGGGGGACGCATACGGTCACTTTGCCAGAAAGAGGAATATATCTGGCAATCGTATCGCCCGCTGGCACGAACGCATCCGCAAAAATAGCGCTAGTGTCACATTGGTACGACGACCAAATATCTATCGACATTGTACGTGAAGGCGCATCTGCCACAGGGATAACGGCAGGCGTCGGCAGTATAGAATTAAGCTACAACAATTGGTGTCAATTTAGTGTTGTCAGACTAGGAGATTAGAAAAGGAGAGTGAGCAAGTGGTCAAACCATTTATATACGACGTTGAACTAACGTCGACCAAAAGGCATTCGCAATTCACATTACCCACCGCCTACACCAACGATTTAGATGTCATCGAATTTCAATTTAATATCCTTGATGATATCGATTTAACAGGCGCTACGGCGAATGTCATTCTATTCATGAAAGACGGATCGTTTTTCCAGAATGACGAGACGAGTGGTGTGACGATTGAAGGAAAAACAGTTAAGTACACCATGAAAGAAAACGAGGGGAATCATTCGGGGACTTCAGAGGTTCAATTAGTAGTTTTGCTCGACGGCCAGCATTATGCTAGCCCGAAGTATAAGTTTAGGATCGAGAATGGCTTGGAAACTGATGTGGCTGTTGAAATAATGATTCAAACGTGGAGCACGCTCACAAAAGAAGCGCGTGACTACATTGACGAGTTCCATGACAATGAAGCGGTTCGACAATCAACGTTTGCCACCAATGAAGCGAGCAGACAAAGTGAGTTCGATACTAACGAAACAAACCGACAATCAACGTTCGACACTAACGAAACAAACCGACAAGATGAGTTCGATAGCAACGAAGCGACTAGACAGAGCAACGAAATCGAACGTCAGACTAACGAAACAGAGCGCCTTGCAAACGAGAGTACCCGTCAAGACAACGAGAGCGCCCGTCAAGACAACGAGAGTGATCGACAGGCGGCAGAGACTGCACGTGCTGAAGCCGAAGATATTCGTAGCGAGTTTTATGACGGATTTGATAGTAGGCTGACCGCGACACAATTACAGACGGTTAGAAACCGAGAAGAAACCAAAGACCTTGCCGCCACCGTCTCTAACGTCAACGTGAACCAAGAAGCTAAACAGACGCTAAAAACAGACGCTAATATTGCCAGCCTACCTGTTACCGCAGGAAACGGTGCACTGGACGCTCAACTCAAAGGACAGACACTGGTCAACTTACTACCAGTCACTATTATGAACAGTGTATATGGCTGGCCTTTATCTAGTGGCACTGACTCTAGAGAAATTATTGATGATTATCTTAGAGTGTACAAAACGCAATCTACTTCTGTTGGGGCGTTCACTAACCTTACTTCAGATGGTGTAAAGTATATTAGTGCGTTGTTCCGTTCGCCAGATGGTGTGAGTAATGTAGTATTAGGTGGTACAAATCTGCCGACAGATATTCCTCCTAATGCATGGGAGCGGGCATCAGCCATCTATGAAAGTAGTGGGTCTACCATTCATAGATTTTATGCGGGAAATAAAACAGAGGAATATAACTACTACGACGTGAAAGAGCCAATGATCATCAACCTCACCCAACTCTTTGGAGCCGGCAATGAACCGACCAAAGAAGAAATGGACGCTATGATTGACGGATATTTTGACGGCACAAAGTCTTTCACCCCTGGACGGGTTAGAGCTACAGGGAAGAACTTGTACCCGTTTGATGAAATAATTAGAAGCAGCCACACAAATGACAAATTCAAACAATACGCTGTTAAGTTAAAAAAAGGGGTAGTATACCGCTTTACTGCCAAAGACTATACCAACATGAGTAAATGGCGTTATTACTTTAGGTTATATAAGAATGGAGAACAAGTAGAGGGTGTCTTCACTCATACCAACCACATACTGTTAGGCGCGTCCACTAATGGCCTATATGCTAACAATTATGGCGTTTATCAAAGTTCTAGTGACACATCATCAATCAATTTCACACTACAATTGGACGATGACTATGATGTTCTAATCGGCTTTACCGGAGGGGACTCGACCGAACAATCAAGAATAACAGGTATTCAAATAGAAGAGAGCTCAACCGCCACTGACTATGAACCCTACACAGAAACTGTCCAATACGTAGAACCTGTTAAACTCAACCGTTTACCTAACGGAGTAGCTGATGAGATTACCGCAGACGGGGACTTTGTACAGAGAGTAAAAGAGCATACGTTGGTTGAAAGTGATGTGACTGCAATCACGCCAAGGACGAATATTGTAGACGCTATAACTAGGGTATTCGATGATATGGCAGATACCACTAATAATATCGATGGCGCAGTATTATATGAAGACGGTGCCCATGAAATAACTTATTTAGACAGAGATGACGTAAAGCAAATTGGAAACTTCTACACGTCATTGGGTAACGCCAAAAGAATCGTAACCATATTTGCGTCCGGCATAACCCTAGCAGAAGTCCGAGCCGACCTAGCCGGCACCAAAATCTACTACCAACTAGCCGAACCAATAGTCCACAAGAACGTCACAACAGGAAACCTCACCGCTCGCCCTAAAGGAACGGTCTACTTTGAGCAGTATCAAGCAGACGCAGGAATGTACTCAAATGGTATTGAGATCAGTCATCCTGACCTTTCTATCAAGTCACTAGAAAGTTTAAGCGTAATAGACTTCATGACGGGAGAAGAAAAGGATTTGGATGTATCACAAGCAGTGATCACAGATCGTGCATTCACACATCCTGAACTAGTTGACGGAGACCTAGCCTTCTTCATATACGAATTTGAAGCACCTGGACCTAACGGGAATAAGTCACTCGAATTCTATGACTCAAGGTATACGGTGACTGATGACGTAACGGGTAAACACTACAAGTGGTCTATCAAAGTTTCAGATGGTGTACCAAGTATCACAGTAGAGGAGGCTTAATATGAATGAAATTCTAATCAACAGTTTAGCAGTCCGTATCAAAGCAGGCTTAATGACACTTGAACAAGTACCACCGGTTTATAGAGACGCAGTAGAGGCACGTCTGGAGGAAATAGAGGGAGACAGAAAGCTAGAGGTTGTCGAAGAAGAAACGGGAAAGGGAGCGGAGGACGAAAGAAACGTCGAAGAGACCGAAACTGTCGAGCAGATAAAAACGAAATGAAAGCGAAAGAGCTGCCTGTATGGTGGCTCTTTTAATTTACAGAAAGGAGTGGAACATGTACCGATTGAAACATATTATCGACCGCATCATTGCAGACTGGAATTCGATTCTTCTTTGCTTAATATCGACGTGGCTGGGGTTATTATTCCTAAACCGCGTGCATTACCTCCTGTCAGTCATTCTACTGCTATTCACGGCAGCTAAGGCAACTGGCTTGATTATCAACCACACGAAACTTCGGCGCATCGGCTTAATTGGCTTAAATATCTTCTGGGCGCTGATGACTTACGTTCTACTCGCAGGTCGGCATCCGGTTGTAGTTATTCCGTATCAATTCCCGCTGCTCGTGTTGGCAATCGGCACGGGCATCTCTTTAAGGGCGCGATTCGATGAATAACGAAGCAATCATCGTTGCGGTTATTACGGGGTTACTCACGTACTTTGGCACGAAGAAGCAGACGGAGTATCAACTCAAAGGAAAGGAAGTCGAGGCCGACGCGAACACGGAAGGAATGTATGTGCAGAATATGAGCATGATTTTAGCGGAGTACAAGGAACAAGTGTCTGGATTCCGCGAAGAATTACGTGTCGTGAAAGCTGAATTTAGTGACTTTCGGCGCGAACACTATAAGAAAATCGAAGAGTACAAGATATACGTCGAAGAACTCGAAGAAGAAATCGACGCGCTGAAAGATGAGCGCAACGACTTAAAACTGGAACTCTCATACTTGAAAGGGGAGAACGATGGATAATTTATTAAATGAAGCGATCGGACTGGCAGCAGTTATGTCTCCGGTTATCTTAATCTTTGTACAGTTAATTAAGACAGCCGACTTAGACAAGCGCTGGTTACCGTTAATCAGTATCGTACTTGGTATCGCCGTCGGCATCGTATTTGCGATTGCAGGCAATGCAGATTTATTCCTATATGGATTGGCTGGTTTTTTATCTGGCGCGGCGAGTTCGGGCCTCTACGACGGGATTCAGTCAATTAGAAAGGGTGAATAATTAGATGAGCAAAGTACATGGATTGTTTTTAGACGTACCAAAATTTGTCGATTATAGAGCTAAGGTGGTTCGTCATGCGTGGAAGAAATTCCCTGTGTTAGACATGGAAGGTAAAACAGAAATAGCTATCCACCACTCGTTAACTCGACAAGGGCTGAGCGGATCTAATGCGTGGGGGTATTCAAAATATCACGTAGATACTCATAATTGGCCAGGAATCGGGTACTCATATGTAATTGAACCGGATGGGACGATTAAATTCTGTAATCCAATAAACTGGAGAACATATCACGTCGGCAATAGTAATAACTTCTCAATCGGCATCGTATTGACAGGCGATTTTAGATATGAAGAGCCAACTGAGGAGCAGAAGGAATCGTTGCGGTTGTTAGTCGCACGACTGAAGAAAGAGTATCCACAAATCAATCGCGTGCGATCGCATGATGAGTACCCAGATTATTATTGGAAGTCATGTTGTGAATTTGATTATCAGAAAGTCTTAGCTGAGAAACCTAAAGTACCAGTTAAAGAAGAGCTTGGCTCAACATACAAAGTTCAAGAAGGCGATACGTTCTGGAGCATCGCGAAAGGACGAGACTTCAATGTGATCGACCTGGAACATGCTAATCCAAAAGTAGATGCACGTACTCTTCAGATTGGCCAAATGATTAATATTCCAGGGAAAGAAGAAGAGAGAGCGACGGAAGAAGAGAAAAAATCTCCGGCTTATCACGGGAACTCTATTCAAAAATACTTGGAGAGCATTGGAGAAGATGGGTCATTCGCAGCACGCAAACGACGTGCAGAAGAATTAGGGATAAAAGGATATAAAGGCACGGCGGCGCAGAACCTACAACTGCTAGGTATTATTCGAGATGGTAACAAACCACCTCAGAATGTCGCTAAAATCGCCGTAGACGGTTCATGGGGACAAGCGACGACTAAACGCCTGCAGCAAGTTCTAGGAACACCTGTTACCGGTTTAATAGGCGGCCAGTCTCGTCATGCTGTCACAAATAACATTCCAAGTGTAAGGTTTGGAACAGGCGGCTCAGCAGTTATCCGAGAAATGCAACGTCGATTAAAAGTGACAGTCGATGGGTCATTTGGTCCAGGAACACTGAGAGCCCTGCAGCGTCGCATGGGCACACCAGTCACTGGTGCTATCAGTCGCACTAACTCGTCAGTCGTGAAAGAGATGCAGAGACGATTGAATGAGAATAGATTCTAGTATAATTATGGACCTCTACCTTTATTGGTGGAGGTCTTTTTTTATTTCTACTTGACACGGTATGATACAATTATATTAGTAAGTTAGATAATACATACAAAAAATAGAAGTAATAGAAAAGAGGCTATGATATGAGTATCAATGCACAAATCATTATCGCTGAAGATATAGAAACTTTACCCGCAGGTAATAATGGTCAATTAACCAAGATGGTAAATCCGGTTTTGAAAATGCGTGTGCCTTTTATACCGGCTGGGTTAACATTTGTAGTTTCAGTTATAACTACTGGGATAGACTTCAATAAAAAACATGATTTTTCAATAGAGTTGGTTAAAGAAGATAGTACCGACTCTGGTCAAGACAAGGTTATATATAGTACTGGATCACAAATTTTAAATCCCAATAAAAATGTAACTGATAATTTCAATTTTAATATAGATTTAAAAAATACCCCATTTAGAGAAGAAGGCATGTATAAAGTCATTTTCAAAATTGATGGAACGTCTCACTCTCAACAATTTGAAGTGGTAGCTGATGAAAACTTATTAAAGGAATAGTTGTATGGAAAATATTTTCAATGATTATAATACTAGCACCATTGTCCATGTTCATAAAGTTGAAAATAAAGATGAGTATTACAAAGTAGCGCCAGTAGAAGACGTTATTAAACAATATCCATTTTTTCAAAATATTAAGTATTTTACTGCTTTTGCTCTGACTGTTGCAGCACTTCAACATCCTGTCCTAAATTTAACTAGTTTTAGAACTAGTTCCGAGGCTTCAAAAAATCAAGTGGATTATAACGACACTGCATATATATATGAAAGTGAGACCTCTGTGTTCTCTTCAACTTCACATATTAACTTTCCAATCGAAAGGGAAGGTGATTTCAAATTGACTGATGATGTTAGACATAAAGATTTAGAAGGTTTGCAAAAGCAAACTGACATAAAATTAGAACATGTAGATACAAAAATCGATAATTTAAATGACAATATAAACGATGTAAAAGTCCTGTTAACGCGCCTTGAAAGCAAAATTGATGAATTACCATCAAAAGATTACGTTGAAAAATTAGTTAGCCAAACAACTAACAAATTTTTAATTTGGACAGGAGTTGGGTTAACCACCGTAGGTGCAGCCATATGGGCCTTGCTAGATTATTATTCAAATATTATAATCGAATTAATTTCTGGATAAAGAGCAGACTAATAATCTGCTCTTTTTTATTGACCTTTTAACCGCTCATACTTCTTCAAAAACCGCGTATCATGTTTCAAATAGCCACCGTATAGCTCTTTCGAATCCTTCTCAAACATTAGAATCCAATCCGTGCCATCATCAACTTTTTTCAGTGATGGCCAGATCAGAGAAAACCTGAAACCATCAATTTCTATAATGTCATTCTTGAAATCGGCCGACAC